TTAATTTTTTACATGATATATGGGTAACTAATAAAACAAAAGACCATTATCTAATACAGGCTAAGACAAAAGATAATACATTTTTGCCAGATGGCTATTATGAATCGCTAGTAGCAGCTTATGGTGGTGAGGATTCACCCTTAGCGAAACAAGAGCTGTTCGGTCAATTTATAAACGTCACTGAGAATAGAACTTATTATGCATTTAGTGAGGAAAATGTTGCCGATGTTGAGAGAGTTAATGGATCGATTTTGATAGGGCTAGATTTTAACGTCGAGCCTATGTGCGGGATCGTGGCTCAATATGTTAATGGTAAAATTCATGTTATTGATGAAATAATAATCGAATCAAATGCAGACACTTTTAAGTGGTCTGACCTGGCGATAAAAAAAGGTTATGGCGGTGCTATTATCTATCCAGACCATACGGGCGGTAATAGAAAAACATCAGGGCAATCAGACTTTAATATCTTGAAGCAAAAAGGCTTTAGGATAGAAAATACTTATAACCCGATAGTATTTGATAGGGTTAATAATACTAACAGGCTTTTATCAGACAAGTCAGTGCTAATAAATCCCAGGTGCAAATGGTTAACAAGAGATTTAGAAAAGGTAGCATGGCGAGGTGGTAAGCTTGATCAATCGACTCAAAAAGAGTTAACGCATACAAGTGACGGCCTCGGCTATTTACTATGGAAACTTATGCCTATTACTAATAAGTCTAATGCATATATTGTTTTTGACTAAATGTAGGTAAAAGAACTACAATTTTGAAAAGAGGTTTCACAATGAGTCAAGAACTAAATTTACTGGATCAAAATGTTATCCAAACAATACTGAGTGAGCTAGAAAAATCAGAGGATCGTAATAGAAAATCAGAAGCGTTCGATGCTTGGCAGATTTATTCTGGTAATCAAAAGCCCTACGTTTTAAGTGAGCTCCAAAGGACTAGAAAAAAAAGTTGGTCTTCATACACAATTTCTGATGTATCGGTAGCTAAGTTAGTAACTACTACAAGAGCTAAATCATATAGGTCACAACCTAAGAGGTCAGTTAGCGGCAACCAGGTTAAAACTGAAAGGCTCGATGATATTTACGAGGAAGCTGATGCTAAAAGGCAATTAGGCTTTTTTGATACGATCATCAATTTACAAAAATACGGCCTGTTTTGGGTTAACTACAGAGACAAGGAACAACGCTATCAGTTTATGGCACTACAAGGCTATGAATTTAGTGTTGTCATCGACAAGGACACTGGCGAGCTTATTGGCGTTATATTAAATTATGGCAACCAAGATATTACCGCTGGTGCTAATAGTGGCGATGGTACGGATGATTTAATTTCTGAATCACAAGCTGACTCATCTGCACAGAGCAAAGTTTATGCTATGTGGTCAAAAAATGATTATGTTGTCATTAAGGTTGAAAGTTCAAAAGTTAATACCGCTGCGGGGCAATCAATCAAAAAGTCTATTACCTACGTTGATCAACCAGAGAATCCAAAGATGGAAAATAAGCTTGGCGTAATCCCATTCGTTTATTTATCATCTGAAACAGCTATTGATTATCCTACTCCTAATCCATTAGCTAAACAGTCAGTTACTTACAATACGCTAATGAGTGAAGCAATAACTAGTGCAAACTTACAAGGCTCGGGCATTTCTGTATTGAGTTATCCAGAGGAGCAAGAGGGTAAATTCAAGCAACTATCAACTGGTTTGACTGAAACTATAAGACTACCACAGTCACAATCGCCAAACGCAAGCCCTACAACTTTTGATTATAGATCACCTAATCCAGCATTAGATGGTCAAATGAATATTTATAACACTTACCTTAAGCAAGTACTAGCAGAGCATGGCATTACTTCCAGTTCTGGTATCTCAGGCGATAATAAAGAGTTTTCTAGTGGTCTTCACATGGCACTTGCCAATGCTGATATTCAGGCAATCATTGAATATAACCAGGAGTTATATGTTGGTCTAGAACAAAAAATATTTGAGATCATAGTCGCCTGGGAAAGATTTAATAATAGCACTATATTCAACGATAATGATTATCTGTCAGTAATTTTTAAAAGACCTAAGCTCATGGTAACTGATGCTGAAACGTTAGCAAATATTGATAAGATGGTTCAAATGAACTTAATCGAGAAATGGGAAGCCCTTGTATTGTTTGATCCTAATTTAAGCGAAGAGGAAGCAAAGGCTAAGCTTAAGAAAATCGAAGATGGTAAAAAAATAAATGCACAAGGATTCTTAGATGGTGGACAAAGTAACGAAGACACTGAATCTGAACGACTACGGATTCCAACAGATAGCACCGAGCCAGAGGACAGCGGCCAAGAATGATATTGGTGAGCTAATAGTTAGAGAAATACTCGGATATATTCAGGATGGAAATTCACCAGTAGGTGGATATAGATCATTTAAAAAGTTAAGTAAAAAATATGCTAAGGAAGAAAAAGGCGGCAACACTAACCCTAATTTAGAGTTAGAGGGTGATATGCTCAACGCTTTGAAATATGAGTTAAGAAGTGGCTCTGAGATAGAATTCGGTATTTTTGATAGAAGCCAAGCCCCTAAAGCTGATGGCCATAATAATTTTAGCGGTGATTCTAAACTGCCACTAAGAAGATTTATCCCTGATAGAGATGAGACTCTTAAGAAATCAATTGAGAAAAGAATCGAGACAGTTATAAATGATTATGCCTCTGATAGACCTGAGTCAAATATTAATAATGACATAGCACTAGAATTAGCATCGAGCCTTGCGACAGGTGCAGCGGCAAGTCAGATTGATATTAACGATTTATTCAGTGCAGATTTTTTTGATGGTTTATTCTAATGGCTATAAAAGTTAAAACTAAAATTGATTTTAAAAATGTTAAGTCTAAGCTTAAAAAGTATCAGTCTGAATCTATTAAAGCAATAAATGATGAAATTGGTAAACTAATACTTAAGGATATAGAGGGTGGTAGATCGCCCGTTAAAGGAACAGTAAGGTTTCAAAAGTATTCTGATAGCTATAGAGATGCAATTAAAGCTGGCCGTTATAGGTCTTTCTCAAAGTCGAGAAGCCCTGTAAATTTAAAGCTAACTGGCAAACTTCTAAAAAGTTTACAAGTCACAATGAAAAGCAATAAAATAGAAATAACCTTTACAGATGATTTATTTGAAATACATAATAGTAAGGGAGCAGGCAAGTCAAAAGTTATTAGGAGAATGTTACCGACAAACAACGGTGAACTTTTTAATAAGTCTATAACGCTGAGGATAAGAGAAATTTTATCTGATGTGAAAAGAAAAATATTCGGTTGAATAACCAAGGAGAATTGAATGGAAGTCGAACGACAGGAAGAAACGGAAGTTAAAAAACCAGAAGAACAAGAGATTGATGTTAAGTCAATGCTTGAACGTCTTAACCAATTAGAGGGCTCTAATCAAAGAATACTTGAGGAATCTAAAGGTTGGAAAAGCAAGTATCAAGGATTGAGGACAGATGTTGAACAGCGAGAAGCTAAGAAATTAGAAGAAAGCGAAAACTGGAAAGAGTTATTAGAGATCGAAAAAAACAAAGCTCATGAGCTAAACGGGCAGTTAAGTCATTTCAAAAAAGAGTCTCTAAAGCAGAAGATTCATTTTGAAGCGGCAAGACACGCATCGGATGCTTTTGACATTAATGACGTAATCAACAATATGCCAAGAGATGTTCTTGCTATTGACGAGGAATCATTAACTGTATCAGGCATTGAAGAGGCAATTAGTTTAGTAAAAGAAAAAAAGCCTTGGTTATTCGATAACAAAAAAGCTCATGGACAGACAACATCAAGACCTGTTGGCGATTCTGGGAAAGTAACTTATGACGAATTAAACTCAAAGGATAAGGACGACTTATTCATGAACGCATTAGGCAACTTTTAAAGGAATATTAAAATGGCAATTACAACTACTACAGACACAGCATCGATTATCGAAAAACGAGTTTCGGAAATTGTTACTGAAACATTAATTCAAGAATCAGTAATGATTGGCGCAGTTAAAGACTTCTCTAACCAAGTAAGCGCAGGGATGGACAGACTTGATGTACCTCTATTTGCAGAACTTGCAATCCAAGATGTATCTGAATCAGCTAACATGACTCCGCAATCAATCTCTTTGGTTACTGCACAACTTCCACTTAACAGACATAAGGCAATTCCATTTTCTATCTCTGATAAAGCATCAATCCAATCTAAGGCAATGCTTGTTAGTGAGACAGTGAAAAATGGTGCTAAGTCTCTTGCATGGGAAATTGATAACTATTTATTATCAATCATTAACACAAACGCATCGAATAGAGCGGCTTTAACAGCTAATCCACTTGCTGATATTGCTAACGCTAAAAAACTTCTTGATCTACAAAACGCTCCAAAGGCTGGTCGTTACTTAGTAGCATCACCAGCATTTGTTCAAGCAATGCTAGGATCAGCTGGAATTATTGACGCTGATAAGTTTGGCAACAGCGAGCCAAAACAGTCTGGCTATGTAACCAGAGTTTTTGGTTTTACAGTTCTTGAGTCAAGCTCAGTATCAATTATCGATGGTGGATTCCACGCTTTCTCTATGAACGCAGTTGGATTTGCTAGACAAATTGCTCCTAAGTTTGAAAAACAAAGACAAGTATTAGGTCAAAGAGATGACTACGCATTGGCTCATCTATACGGCGCAATCAATCTTGATCCAAGTGGTGATAGAATGGTTGTTTTCGACACTGATGGTGTTTAATTTTATTTAAAATTTGGGGGTGCTTCGGCACTCCCTTTTGTCTTAAGGATTAAACTTGTCCGATAGCGTAAACTTATCATTAGTATTGGTATCAATAGATGCAAGCAGTAGGGGAAACTTAGTTGCAATGCAGAACTATACTAATAATATAAACGGTAGGGCATTTAATTTTCAATCCCCAATGAAAGACGGTTCTAGATGGGTTGTGTGGTTTTATGCTGACATTACCAGAGATAGATTGCCAACCGAGAAAGAAATGATTGATGCTTATAAAAGTGAGGCTAATTAATGGCCATTATTGGACAAGGTTATGTTGATGATATCGGTGCCGATGGTAAGCAAGTTAGACGTGTCACTGAATCATCTAACATCTTAAGGGGTGTTCAGTATGATGACGTACAAGCTACGTACCCTAATAGCACTACAGAAAATTATGCTTATTATTTAAATGGAAATTTACAAGCAACCATTGAGGTTACATATACAAATGCATCTAAGAGTATATTTTTAAGAGCAAGGCGCATATGAGTTTTAAATTTAACCCATTAACAGGTAAATTAGACTTAGTTAATCAAGAAGATTGGTTATTGCATACCGAGCTTTTAGATTCTTTTTTACCCTTCGGTAATTTAGAGGCATCGGGTTTCAAAGGTAAAAAGGGTCAGTGGTCATGGAATCAAAAGGAAAATACTATTTTATTTTGTCTTGCAAGAGACACTTGGGTTAATCTTGTTACATTAGAAAAAATAGATAATTTTTTTAATG